TGCTAGTGGAGATGGATTCGGTTATGTATCCCAGCTTGCTGGTTACGCCAAAGCGTCTGGAAAAAAAGTCGGCGGTTGGTGGGTTGTAAACAAAGCCAATGGTGCATTTAAATATGTACCAGCTATTGGGCTTGACTTAGATACAGAAATTACTAAGATCAAGAACACGGTAGCAACAGTAAAGGAGAATAAATTTGAGAGATGTTTTGAACCAGTGCCTGAGACTTTTCGTGGCAAGCCCACAGGTAATAAAGTCCTTAATGACGGATGCAGATTTTGTAACTACCGTCACGATTGTTGGGATAGTCTTACTGAGCGTCCATCTGTAAAGTCACAGGCAAAGAACCCACCTACAGTAAGTTACATAGGTGAAGTCATTGCCTAACGCAAAACAATTTAGAGCAGCACGAAAGTATGGCTATCGTAGCGGTCTGGAACTCAAGGTATCTGACTATCTTACAGAACTTAACGTAGAGTTCTTGTATGAACAAGTTAAGATTGAGTGGGAAGACCTTGCATACAGAACCTACACACCAGACTTCGTGCTGTCCAACGGCATCATAATTGAAACAAAAGGTATGTTCACCGCAGCAGATAGACGCAAGCATCTGGCTATTAAAAAGCAGCATCCCAAATTGGATATACGCTTTGTGTTTGAAAGCAGCAGACGCAAACTACGTAAGGGTGCTAAGTCTACCTACGGTGAATGGTGTATCAAGTACGGCTTTAGATACTATGACAGGATTATTCCTGAAGATTGGTTGAAGGAGAAGGGCAAGAACAAGCATCCAAAGTTTATTAAGTTTGGCGGCACGAAAGTAAAAAGGAGATAGAGTATGGACATGATGGACAAACTAGCTAAAGAAGTACAGAACGAAGACTTACTCATACGTGTCAGGCCATTCGCAGATAACGATGGGAAATGGTCAGGTGAAGTTGACATATCTATAATGGCTATGCCCAATAACCCCTTAGACGATGATGACTATTACCAGATAATGCACTTTGCTAAGATGATGTGTGCTGCTGTGCCTGTGATGGAAGAGGTAGAGGAACTACGCAATATTGTTCACGAGTATGTCACAAAAGTTATTGACAACGAGATGGATATTGATGTAGAACTAGAGGAACAAGCGGGTGTGGAAAAGACTTACGATGGTAACGTAGTACACCTTAACTTTAACAGTAGAACAAAGGGGTCAGCATGAGTAGGCATGAAACATATATGAAAGTTAAGATGACGGAAGAACTAGAAAAGGCCGGGAAGAAAGCATACGGTAATGTAGATATGGTCAACAGTCCACCACACTACAACCAGACAGGCATTGAATGTATTCATGCCATCTCTGCTGCTACTGGTGATGGGTTTAAGTATTACTTGCAGGGTAACATTATGAAATACCTCTGGCGTTTTGACTACAAAGACAAGCCGCTAGAAGACTTGAAAAAAGCACAGTGGTATCTGGACAAGTTGATTGAAGAGGTAATGGCTAATGAAAGTTAAAATGTTTATTACCATTGACGTTGATGAGGAAGAGTACCCCGTCCCTGCTGATGGGCAGGTGGGCGAGGAGTTAGAAGAAAGCATCCAAGAATACTTTTATGATATTGACGGTGCTAACATTAGAAACATTAGAACGATTACGGAGTAAAGAGATGATAAGCAATACACTACCAACAGACTATCAGAACTTCATAGCACTGTCACGCTATGCAAGATGGAAGGAAGATGAACAACGAAGGGAAACATGGGGTGAAACAGTTACACGATATTTTGATTATATGGCTAATCACTTGGGTAGCTATTGCGGTTACAAGCTACCAGATACACTGAGGGCAGAACTAGAAGAAGCTGTACTCAACCAGTCTATCATGCCTAGCATGAGGGCATTGATGACTGCAGGGCCAGCACTGGACCGTTGCCACGTAGGTGGGTATAACTGTTCATACGTGCCTGTGGATAGTCCACGTGCATTTGATGAGACTATGTACATCCTCATGTGTGGCACTGGCGTAGGCTTCAGTGTGGAACGACATAGCATTGAGAAGCTGCCTATCGTGAATGAAGATATGCATGATACGGATACGGTCATCAAGGTAGGTGACAGCCGCCCCGGTTGGGCTAAGTCACTGAAGGAACTGATTGCTATGCTGTACACGGGGCAGATTCCTAAGTGGGATGTGTCAGAAGTACGTCCCGCTGGTGCAAGGCTCAAGACATTCGGTGGTCGTGCGTCAGGCCCACAGCCTCTAGTTGAACTGTTTGAGTTTGTCGTACAAAAGTTTAAGGCTGCAGCAGGTCGCAGACTCTATCCAATCGAGTGTCACGACATCATGTGCAAGATCGGTGAAGTTGTTGTGGTTGGTGGTGTGCGCCGTAGTGCATTGATTTCATTGTCTAATCTTAATGATGACCAGATGGCACACGCCAAGTCAGGTCAGTGGTGGGAAAATGAAGGCCAACGTGCATTGGCTAATAATTCTGTAGCATACAAGACAAAACCAGAAATGGGTACATTCATGCGTGAGTGGCTATCGTTGTACGACAGTAAGTCAGGTGAGCGTGGTATCTTCAATCGTGAGTCAGCTAAGAAGCAAGCAGCTAAGAATGGTCGGCGTGATGCTGAACAGGACTTTGGTTGCAACCCTTGCTCTGAGATTATCCTACGTCCATACCAGTTCTGTAACTTGTCAGAAGTTGTCGCACGTGAAACTGATACGCTGGCATCATTGAAAGAAAAGGTACGCCTTGCGACTATCTTGGGTACGTTCCAATCCACACTGACAAACTTCCGCTATCTGCGTAAGGTATGGCAGAAAAACACAGAGGAAGAACGCTTGCTTGGCGTATCCCTGACAGGCATCATGGACTGTGCTGCACTGCATAAGGGTAAGGAAGTAGCCGATACACTTGAGATGCTACGTGTTACTGCTATTGAAGCTAATGCAGCTATGGCATGGGAACTTGGTATTGAGCAGTCTGCTGCTATCACCTGTGTCAAGCCTAGTGGTACGGTATCACAGCTTGTAGATAGTGCTAGTGGCATTCATGCTAGACACAACCCATACTACATTCGCACTGTTCGTGGGGATAACAAAGACCCATTGACACAGTTCTTGATTTCACAGGACATACCTGCTGAACCTGACGTAATGAAGCCCGACTCAACGACAGTGTTCAGTTTTCCTATGAAGTCACCTAAGAACGCAGTGACACGCACAGGTATGACAGCTATCGAACAGCTTGAACTGTGGCTGACTTACCAGCGTCACTGGTGCGAACACAAACCATCAGTCACCATCTCAGTCAAAGAGAATGAATGGATGGCTGTAGGTGCGTGGGTCTACGAACACTTTGATGAGGTCAGTGGTATTAGCTTCCTGCCATTCAGTGAGCATACATATCAGCAAGCACCTTATCAGGACATTGATGCCGACACATACAAAGAGTGGGCAGCTAAGATGCCAAAGAACGTAGACTGGTCTATGCTGCAGGAGTTTGAGAAGGAAGATACTACATCAGGTGGACGTGAGTTAGCTTGTACTGCTGGCGTTTGTGAAGTAGTTGACTTGAACGCAGCATGAGTGTAGTATGGAAGACAGGTGACGGGTGGGTGCAACATAACCCACCTGCTCATCACCCTTGCAGAGAAGAGTGGTTGAAACAAAAAGAAAAGGAGAAATCCTATGACGAAAAGCGTACTGAAGACAGCTAAGACGGTATTTGAAGATGGAGAATGGTGGTACATTCCAAGTGATGGTAAGCGGGAACGCTTAGAACAATATCAAACAAAGAATGCACGGCGTATGTGGGTCAATGGTAAGTATATCCCACGATCCCATCCTTTGTGGAAGGCAGGTAGATACAAGTCACTTGATGATGCATGGTCACATGAACAGATTGAATCTACAAAAGAAGGGGAAGTGTATGCCATTGTCAATGACGCATGGCTAGGATGGGTGAAGGTAGGTAAGGCAGTAAATGCTGATGATAGATGCAATGGCTATCAAACATCTTCACCCTTTCGTGACTACCGTATCATTGCCCGTCTTGAGACAGACAACCGACACAGTAAGGAAGCTGAGATGCATAAGGTCTTTGAACACTTTGCTGATGAGCGTAAAGGTGAATGGTTCAAGATTGATAATGTAATGGCAATAAAGATATTCAATCACCAAACAAAGACACTGTTTAACCAGTTCAAAAAGGAGTTAGTAAATGCGGCGTAATGGATTGACTAAGTATGATGCTCCACTGCGTATTCAATACCAGTGGGGCTACGAAGCCTTTAAGCGTGGTGGTAGATTTACTAAGGTAGGCAAAAAGAATATCTACCAAGAACACCGCCCTAACATTGATCCCAATACAATGCAAGCACGTGAGTGGCAG